GTAGTGCCTGCATTCCTTCCGTCAATGGAGGTTGCACAGCAGTGACACCGTGGCTTGGGATATACCACTCCGTAAAGAATCCAGTGAGCATTCCGCGGCGTCGGTAATATGGATGAATCCACGCCCAACACACACAGTTTTTATCCATAGAAACACATCCGATGTAACGCCATCGAGAGCTTGGTCGCATACCTGGATCAAGTTCCGTCGTTGCAAGAAGAGCGCACTTTTTGAAATCGCCGTTATTAATCAAATCACACACTTCTTGCTCGAAATTAGTCGCTAGAACCGAGTATGCTTTTCGCGGATGCTTATTGAAAGGGAACACTGACCACACAAATGGAACCCCCTTTAACTGCATCACAGAGTATTGGTCGACTTCCATTTTGTTTGCTTTGGGTGCTTTGATATCGAAACAACCTAACGTCTTACGGTGCTGTTCTACCCCTATATCTTGCATTTCCTGCTGGAACAATCTGTCTTCGTTCATTCTTCCCCTAACGCTTCATTGACGATTTCATTCATAGCGTATGCCAGCTTTTCGTTGATTTCGTGGAATAGGTCTTCTCTATCTAGAAAATTAGTGATGTCCATCACGGCCCGGGTTAATAGCAATGCTACGGTTTGATAATGCACATCTTCCGCTGAGACATTGTCTGCTGTTTCGTCCACATAGGTATCGATGGCCTGTGTGATTGAATTCGCCAAACCTTGTAGTCCGATAGGATACCTCTTTGAATCACTCATTATCTTCCTTCTCGTACATGGTTCGTTCTAACTTCTCTAGCATAGGCAACACTACGTCGATGCCGTGGTCTAGATTCATACGTTTCACCACGTCGAAACATTCCTTCTCTAAAACTTCCTCATAGCGTGCCTGTTCGAAAAACTCAGCCGTGTGCTTACGACTGCTCATCTCGTTCTGGGATCCAGGCGGCCCGTCCGACTTTCTCTGCATTTTTGTGCTCCACTCTATAATAAGCTACTCCGTGTCCAGGAACATCGAAGTATCCTTGCGCGCCCCAGCTTTTTGGTTCTGTTACAACCATAATGCAACCGCCAAAGATCTCATCGTGCTCAGGGTTGATCTGTACGAGGTCTCCCTCGTCCCATTCCTTATTCATCTTCTCCATCCATAAATAGAATGTTCTGGCACCTGTCTCTTTCTTCAGCGCACTCTTTAGCTTTCTCCAAGTGATAGATAGCCTCAGTAAAGCATTCCCAGGGGTTGCAGTCCTCGAACATCAAGTTGATCTCTTCCTTGATCAGATTGATTAGCAACATCAAGGCTCTCAACCTGGGTTCTGGTATTGCAATCGATTCTACTGCGGTTTGCATTGCTGTGCGCCATACCCCCCGCATCTGCTGATCGAAGGCAAACCACATCAGCTTCTCTGCTTCATCCAGATGATTAAAATACCGGCGCGAATACTCTTCCGCTCTGCGGAAATAATAGTCTCTAGCCTGATCATTAAGAGTTTTCTCTGTCATGTGATGGTAAGCACCATCCATGTTGATAGGTGTTGTTACAATCGCTGCTAGGCAGCATGCGTTAAGAAAACAGCGCAAAAATAACCTCTGTCGTAATGGCTAGTGAAAAAATGACAATCGCTAAGCGTATGTCGCTCCAGAGTGGAGCGTTATTGTAACCGTCGTTACTAAGACGTTTTAGGAACAGAAACAGTGCGGCTGCTCCAGCGTCGAGTAGAATATATGTTCCCATCTCAATCCCACTCCCATGATTTTGGTGTATAGGGCTTCAATTCGTCATCTAGATTGAAATCCAGGACATGAGCTAATGACTTTTGAATGCCGCATACATCACAATTTCCCGAATGGAATGTCGCTACATGTCCGTCGGTCCAGCGACCACCGTTTTCTTTGGCGCATTCTCTGCATATATACTGCTTTCGCATGACTGATTTCCTCTCTCAAACTCCTTATGGTACAACTTAAACAGTTTGCCGTCTAGAAAATCCAAGATAAATGCGAGTAGCACGTATTGTTCCTTGGGGACCTCTTCTGGATTGCCAACCATCCACATGGCTGTCTGCTCTTCTGGTAACGTCCAAAGATAGCGTAAATCACCCGATTTAGGGTCGTAACGCCATACATCTTGGTTCCACTGAGGAGTGGGAAGGCTCTGACGAGCGAGAAAGTACCGACGGACGACATTATGCAGCGTCCTTTCCTTTTTGTAGTGAATTACTACGTAAAACGGTTCAGTCCATTGTTTGTGGGAATCAACGCATTTCTGAATTTCTTCGAAGTAATCTTTATTTACTTCACGCTCAGTGTCTACAATTCCCTGCTTCGTGTCTGGGTTAGCTAGTCTTTTGACCGCTTCCTGACCTACAGTCGTTTTTTTACTCATATTACCTCATAAAAAAAACCTCTAGGCTAGAGACTTGAGAGAGGTCAGAAGCGCTAGAGGCCAGGTTGTCTAACGACGTCCTTTATGTTTCTCATCCATTACAGAGAATGGAACCGTCTTGCTGTCCAGCATTGACTCAGGATAGTGGTGCTTCTTGTGCTCCGCCATCGCCTTTGCAAGGTCTGGACCGTTTGCTGGTGGCATGTAGCCTTTAGGATCGCAATATCCGTATTCGTAAGGCATTTCGACCCCCTTTAGTGTGCACGTCCGCTCTTAGCAAAGCGTCCGCCGCCACCCTTCATCATTTTCTTGTGAGCATCCTTTGACAGCATGTCTAGACCTTCACGACTATCGTTGTAGTCCTCTGGTCCACCGTAGGATGCCTTAGGATAATCTTTCATACGAGTTTCTCTGGAGGCTTTCCGCCATGGAATTTCTTAGCCATTTTCTTACTCCTGGTAAAACGGGTGGCATCACCCGGGTTGCTAAAACCCCTAATACCTAGGGGGTGAATGTCTCATCGAACGCAGGCATCCTCTGTCCCGTTGGTGTCACACCATCTGAGACTGCATCCTCTGCCTGCTCAGCCTTACCCTCTGTCGCTTGGAGCAGATTGGCGATTGCTAAGAGTTGCTCAATGCGTCCAAGGTCAAGAGCCTGCAGCTCCGTAAGCAGCTTCGCCTTGTTTAATCTAGCGTCACTGATATCCTCGATCGCTTTCGCTCTTCTTTCCACAGCAAGCTCAGCGTTCTCATTGATACGGGCCATGCGCTCCTGTCCCAGTCCGACGTTAGCAACAGCCTTAGCCTGCAGGTCCTGTACCTGTGCTTGTAGTACTGCCATTTGGCTTTCAAGCTGCATCTGTTGGGCTTGAGCTGCTTTCTGCTCTTCAGCCTCGATATCGCGGACCAAGTCCTCTTTATCCTGTAAGGTTGCAGCATTAACAATTGTCTTCGTAGGGATTGGTAAGCCAAGCTCACGGAGATGTAGTAGCTGAGCAAACTGCATTTGACGTTGTGTGCTAGTATTAATACCCTCTTCAACACGAATGTCATAGTTTAGCCACACCTTATTCTTGAACTCATCAACTGGCATTTCGCCCAAGATGCGAGCAATCTTACCGTACGTGTAGTTCTTGCGGATGATCTCTAGACAAGCTTCACCCAGGAGCTTTTGAGACTGATCTAGCTGATCGAATAGCACCTGAAGCGTGGTTAGTCCAGCTCCTTGCCGTAACATCGAGAGAATGCCAGCTTTGTCGTCATCAGCGCTGCCTAGCAATTCTTCGTTTACCCCGCTAATCTCTTGGATCTCTTTTCCGAGGATCTCGGAGAGTTGAATCATGGAGGGAGGGATCTGAGCCGGCTGGATTTCCTGCACGTCCTCCATCAATGCCTCTTGCTTAATAGCAATGCCCTTTCCCTGTCCCTCCAGGAATATATCTCGTGGGTTGACTAAGCTCGTCGGCTTGTACTTAAACCCACTGTTGACCTGTGACTCGAGGATATCGAGCTCAATAATCTTACGTCTATTGTAGAGGAACTGACTATCACGAAGATTTCGTACAACTCCCTGCACGCGCCAAGGGAAGTAAGGAATGTTTGGCTCGTAGTATCCAATGAAGGGAATGAAGGGGTATTTGTCGATTCCGAGGGGGTTTGGTCCGTGATAGACAGTCTTTCCATCCACGCAGACAGCTAGCTTTACCGTGGGGACTACTGTCTCCCTTACCGTCAGACCTGGGTATGCTCTCATGAAGGCCTCTAGGCTTTCATCATCACCCTCCCACTCCTTGGTGAGTCCAAACTGAGTGTCCACCAGGAATCTAGCTGGGCGCATGTCCCTGTACCAATACTCATCGTAACTCAACAGGTCATACATACCGTAGTTGTAGGCCTCAGCCATGAATTGGAACTTACCGTCCCTATTTCCTCTGGGCTTAATACTATCGACGAAGTCAGCAGCTTCATCTGGGACGATAGATTTCACCGCATCATGACTCAACCATTGCCTTCTCCAGACAAAGTTGCAGTCTGACAGGTCTTTCTTTCTAAAGTATGGGTCAATCAGAAAGCTGTTATACGGAACATGATCTAATCTGATATCTCCAGATTCAGGATCTCTGTTATAGTCAAGCCAGACATTGAGCAGGCTCATACCAGTAGTGACTCCCCCATGCTCAAAAGCTTCACTAATCATCTCATCCGCGTCTGCTTCCTTCATCGCGTGGAAAAGGAGCTTTGACCATTGGCTAGAGGCTTGATCATCGTTGTGCTCGACGGGTGCCGTCACTGTACTCTTACGATTGCGCCTTTGGAATCCTGTTATGAGATTACAGACCCGACGGATCCTGTTGAAGTAGAACTGCTTTCTTCTGAAGGCTGGCAGATTGCCGTAATAATCATCCCATAGCGCTTGGTCACCGACCTTGAACCGGGTGTCTATGTCGGCCTCCGACCAGTAGGACTGATTGATCGTAATCGCCTGGGCGTAGGTTTCGTCCAACAGCTGTTGGATAGACTTGTCGCCTTCCGTGTAATAGCTGTCATCCGTCATGTTACGTACTAAAACCATCTCAACCCCCAGTTGCTCCAGTTATACCCCATCCTGGCTATAACCATATATAATTTAGTATAACTCAACCAAATCCTATCGCTGGCATTTGTGGTGCCTGAGCGTGATCATATTGGTTATCGCGAAAGAAGTCAGGTAACTCGGATTGTACTCCCATGACGTCTGCGTATATCCTATCAATATCTTCGCTTGAGCACTCTCCGGTAAGGATTTGGCGAAAGTGCGTAAAAAGCGCGTACCTGCTCCCGTCCATACAGTGATCGAATTCTTTAATAGGCTTGTCTTCTCCCTTGAGGGAGATCTTTTCGTCCCAGCGGTAGGTCTGGAACTCTCGAATTGTATTAGAGCAGCAGCGGCAAATCTTGTAAGTCCCGTTAGATATGAGCTTACCCTTGAAACGAATCCCATTAAGCACGTCGTTATCCGCATCGAGAACACCTCCGATCCCTTGTCGCATACACTCCAGCTTGAAGCTTGCAGCGCTAGGATCGATATAGATACACCGCACTACTTTACCAGCGATGAATTTTTTTAGGTCCTCGACGTATTCCGTGTCTGTCTTCTGTCTGCCTTTTGCTCTAGAATCGTAATAGTATTCCTTCTCTAACCAAAGGTTTGGCCACAACTTCTTGTTGTAGCCTATCAGGCTAAAAGTCGTGGGATTGCTAGTGCCATAGTCAATACCAATAACGTAATACTCCGCCGGTCCAGGTGGGTTATCGATGACATGGTCCTCTTCATCAAAGAAATCATAGACCGTTCCCTCCGCAAGAACCCACTCGCCATCGATATACCGCTTGTACCAAAGACCAGAGTACTCCTTCTTGAGGTTGTTGATGTACTCCATGGTAAGGGACGGATTGTCCTCTAGCTTGAACTTGAACACCTGCATGTCCAGGTCCGTGCGTGAGAGAAAGTCCGTCTTTAGCCAGTGAAATGGACTATCCGGGTTCGTGGTACCAAAAAGCTGCGCCCCAGGCACACTAAGACGTGAAAGGAGCATCTTAAAAAATCCCTGGGGCAGCAGCGTAAGTTCATCGCAGTAGGCCACTGCCAGTGTCGCACCCTGTATACGTCGTTGAGCTCGCTCATCGTTCGCACCCACGAGGTGTACTGTCCTTCCCAGGATATTCATCTGTGATGACTTGGGTGTGGGAGGAGGCATGCCCATAAGGGCGCAAAGTTCGATGATGACGTTACGTTGGATAGCGTCTCTACTGACCCCGATGACCATAGCTTGTCCCGGCGGTCCCTCACGTAGTGCTTTGACGAAGCGTAAGAGCGAGATAAATGATTTGCCGGAGCGTACTGCGCCTTCCCATATGTTTAGGCGCGAATTAGATTCCTTGAACGAATCGACTTGCTTATCACTTAGAGGTTTTCTCATCCTCTACGCCCATGTAGTTCATAAACTCACGCCAGAACGGATGATCTGGATCATTGGTCATAGCATCGCGAGTAGCCTCGGCCTTTGTTGCCGCCTCATCTCGGACGTCCTCAAAGTAGAAGTGTCGTTCTTCTAACCATCTCGGCATCCAGTGTTTTAGCTGAATTGCGCTTGGGCTTCCTTTGATCCCTTCCCTGAAGAGTTTACGTCCTAAAATCTGTCTCGCGCGCGTTACATATTCAGAAAATATTTTGGAACGACCGTCCAATTCATTTATCCACTGAGCGCTTTTTTCGTGTCTTTCTGCAAACTCAGATAGATGCCAAACCTCATCTTCTTTTACACAGGACACTAACTCTTCCCCGAGCTCATGTAGCTTTTCATCTGTCCATTCCGTTGGACGCCCTGCCTTAGCCATCTAATTCCATGGGTTTGAAGTTTTATCCATGATTTTACGAAGCTCCGCCTCTGGTACTGGACGGAAGTTCCAGTTATCCACACTCATGCAGATTTTGCGCTCAGTAGGGAGCACTTTCCAGGATGAAATTTCCTTACCGTGTATGCACCATGTCTTTGGAGCTGACATAGGGAGAGGTTCGTGATTAAGGAAACAATCGTGGTACCCCATCCTCACGAACCCACTCTCAAACACTCCGTGAAAGCCGGCATCGAGCATCACATCCGCGTCTTCGTCATATTTACCAGTAAAAAGTATTTTAACGCCATTGAGCCGATCTAATACCTTCTTCATGTAATCAGGACACTCGCTAAGGCAGAAATTGCCCATATGGTAGACCTGATCATCTCCTTTAACGTCTTGGTTCCAGTTGAGTATCATAAGCTCGTCCATCTCATCCGCATTTGCGAATGGACGTCCGAATCTCTCTATGATTTGATCGCACCCAAAGAAGGTGTCAGATATGAACCAGCGCATCTTTCCTCTTTAGTGCTTCGAGCATGTAGCCAAAGGCTCTTTCAGCATCGCTCTCGTTTTCGTAGAAAAGGATTTCTGTGACTTCCGTGATCTCTCCTACTCCGGACTTCACCATTTCGATGGAATCCGAGCACACTCGAATGATGTCATACGAGTCCGTGTTGTAGACTGTTTTTCGATCACCTCGGTGTATAATCCACATCTACTTACGCTTTGGCTTGCGCTTCGGCGCACTCTTGGATGCTGACTTC